CAAGATCGACAACGGGGGCGCGGGTGGCGTTGCTCGAATCGTCTTTGGATCAAACTTGTCTAATGGCGATCGTGTTACTATTCGAGGATTCAACAATAACTAATCTTTGATCACTTCATTGATTTCTCACCTTGAATCCCCTGTGCATCCTCTGCACAGGGGATTCTTTTATTTTAGGCGGCCTCTGAATATATGACAACAACCTTGCTGCCAGTCTCAGGAGCAAGGGCAAACGTAACGCCCCTTTGATCTGTGTCCTCTGTATAGTCATCGCCTTGAATCTGCAGGATTCCATTGTAATAAACTTGCACACTATCCTCAACGAAGTCGCTAGACGTTGAGAAATTGATATTTGACCCGTTGACTTGACTGCTTAAATTCTCTGTTGTCAATGTCGTCGATCCCCCGCCCCCGCTTGGAGTTGTGCCGCCTGTCTCTCTAATTATTCGTACAACTGGCATCATCTATCCCCTTGATACGTCATTTCGACGAAGTCCAGATCAAAAGTGCCTGTATCTGTTTTGAGAAATACATAGAGATCTCCTGCATGTCCTACTTTGACAAAGGCATTAAGGGCAAAGATTGCGCTCCCTTTTGTCGTTGTCGTGATGCCTGTATATATGTCGCTTTTTGTATCTGTGATAATCATCTGATCGCCCTCCTGATCTCTACACAGACGCATTGTGATCTCAGTGGCTGCATTGATATTCGAACACTGCAACACGATAAGAGACAGATAGCCCTCGAAATGCTGCGAGGGTGGAAACATATTCATATCAATGTCGATCCGCTTGCCTAGATTGTAACTACTGCCAATACTCGACACGCTCGATCGGCTTGTAACTCTGTTAATGCTGCTCATGATAATAGCCCTTTGATTGATCTAATTGTTTTCATTGTATGAAGTCGAAGAATAAAGCGAGGGGAGGGGGGACACATGCAACGCAATATCTTGATGCAATCCTCACAGTCTGAGATTGCTGTATGTGCTTTCCTGCGCTCCCATCCTAGAAATGCACAGATATTATCGAGTGACATGCTAGAGCAGCCAAATGGGGCCAATATGCCCCTGCAAATGTCTCGTGTGTCTAGATAGGGAGTGCTGATCATTACATTTTGATCGAACTGCCCACAAAATGCCTTTACAAACTTGACGTCAAATTGTACGTTGTGTCCTACTAGGATCCCGTCCTGATGCCGTAAAAAGAACGCATGAATCAACGATGCAGCCAGTTGATGATCGATCGCCTTTCTCCACTTGTATTCGTCATAGCCGTTAACTTTCATTGCTTGAGGATCGGCCTGTGCTAATCGTCTGGGCTTAACTTTGACTTCAAATCGCTCTGTGATCACGTCGTCAATCATAACGATCGCCCCTAGACTGATCATTTCGTGAATATCTGGCTTTAGGCCTGTTGTCTCTGTGTCTATGACTATGTATTTCATGATCTTGCTCCGTAATTGCCTCGTCCTTTGTGATTCTTTTGCTTTTGCCATAACTTTACAACTTCGACGACATGACGATTGTGCATGACTAGACGCATAACAAAAGTGTGAGGCGGCTCCCCAGTGATCTCTGAGAAGTATTCACCAATGATCGCCATTTTTTCGATAGGGATCGGCACGTCGTTATTGTACCAGTTGCGCACAGTGGATTCTGGAAAGCCTATATCCAGACAAAAGGATCGGACTGTGCCGCAGTGTTCATGTATCCAAGTGAGCAACAATTGCCCTGTGTATATTCTAGGATCTGCCATTGTATAATCTCCGTTAATTCGATTGCTTGCATTGTAGCCATATTATAGCGGATACGCAACAAAAAACGCCCCCTAAATTAATAAACACTTAGCCAACAACTAGCCAACACTTTTGCTTTGATAAGTGTCTGTAATCATTGCACTTTTATTTTTTAGCCAACACTTAGCCCTAAATTAGCCAACACTTAGCCAACACTTAGCCAACAACTAATCGGAAAAACTGCAATGATTACAAGGGGATATCGACGCATAATAATAATAATCATAAATATAATTATAATTTTAGCCAGTTAGTCAGACAGTAAGAAAGTGAGATACTCCAAATTATAAAGAAAAAACACATGTGATCCACATTCTAGAATCTAGAATATTGCAGGATCGTAGGATCTCTATCTGTCTATCTATCTATCTATTTTCAAAAAAACTTTGTAAATATGTTGGCATACTCCGATCGGCAATGTTATAAATATGTATACAACAAAACAACAACAACAAAACAACGGAGCAAATCATGATCGAACAAATCAATGCAACAACTGGCAAAGCATACACAGGCGGCAACGTCACAGAACTAATCGCAGCGGGCTTTGCTTCTAATGAATGGGCAACATATAAGCAATGGCAAGGCGAGGGCCTGCAAGTGCAACGAGGCCAGAAAGGAACACGCATTACTAAGATGGTCAAAATCATCTGTAAGAAAGAGCAAAAAGAAAAGTTAGTGCCTCGATACTATACTGTATTCAATGCGGAGCAAGTCGCACCGATCGAAGAGCAAGCCGCTGCAGCCAAATAATCAACAACAGGGGGAGCAATCCCCCGCCCTACAACAACGGAGCATATCATGCACACAATCGAGTCTCAAAACTTTAGTAGCCGCCCGATCTCCTTTGAGAGATTCATGTCAATGTATTGCAGCATCCCACAGAATCAGGATCAATCTTTCCAGTGTGAAAGATGGTATGTGTTAAGCGAGTGCGCAAAAGAGATCTATTCTGTAATCGTGTACTTCTGTACTTTCAATAGATGCATCTTATACCATGCCCAGAGAGTAAAATGAATCTATATATCAAGATCCCCCTTGATCTCATTGACGAGGGGCCGATCAATGTCCATCACTATTGCCAACTATACGCGCAACTATTGACAACGCGCAAAATCAATCTTAAACAATACGCACAACAAAATAATCTTTCATATACTACAGCAAGGCGACTTCTAGCCATTGCAAAACAACAACGGAGCAACAAATGAATTTCCCAGAATACGTCAAAGGCGAGCGTCAACAAATCATATTCGGATTTCTGTCACACTTGGCAGATCACTTCGAGAAAAACACTTTCTGGATCAAGTCACAGCACACGATCTACAAAGGCAAATTAAACAATATTCCAGAGGTCTTTTTGCGTCGTACATTGTGGCAGTATCTCGGATCTGATCAGATGCGAATCACGAACAAATCGAAATTTGCCCCGTCGATCGCTAATGTCTTGGACTACGTCAAGGCCTGTCAGGGATTCAAGCAGCACTGGCTTTCTGTTCCTCTGGATCAAACCTTTTGCCGATCCTGTCGTACTGATGACATAGGCAAAGCGGGCGGCTATCGTCATGTCTTTTATTATGGATTCCGTCCTGATATTGGGCGTGAGGGCGAAATGAGCGCAGGGGGGCATTGTGATTGTGAACTAGGCCGCAAAATGAGCGGGGCATCTTATGAGGATGTCATGATCAAAATGCAGCAATGGGATCAAAATGCTCAGATCGCTGTTAGTCGTTGGTGCAATGAGCAGGGGCGAAAACTTCAAGCCAGAGAGCAAACAAATTATCATTGGGATAATATCATTGCACAGGGCTATGTCAGATACGGCATTGATGAACATGGCGAGGATACTGATCGCCTGTATCCTATTTGGGAGCATCCATTCTGGAGATCTCCTTTTGGCGCAATGAGTGCGAATCTTTACGGCTTTGACATGCCTGCAGATCTTAGCGCACAAGTGCCTCATCAAAATCTCACTGCACAGCGAAAACATGGCAAATTAAGACGTTTAAGAAGTGAACTACAACAGGAAAGCACAACGGATCGCGTAATGCGTCAGATGGGCGATTTTAGCCCTAAGTAGCCAAATGCTATATAATGCTATATAATCAAGGGGGATCGCAATGATTCCCCTTTTTTATTGGAGTAACACATGCCCCCTAGACGTAAAACAAAAGAGATCAGCAAGTCAGACAGAGAGACAACGCACAAGGCTACAGAAGCCGCAACAACGGCCGCACATGCTCCTGATTGTACTGTGTGCATTAAGTTAAGTCCAGTACAGATGCAACAACTAGAGATCATTGCAGAAGTGATCAACGATGAGACGCCTGCAGAATATGCAAAGAAAGTCATAAACAAGCACATTGCTGATCGCATGTATCTCATCAGGGGCAAATAATGATCTGCCCTTGCTGCGAGTGTGATCCCTGTGATTGTCATGGTACAAAGCACAAAGCGATCTGCATATCAATGAATCAAAAATCAATCAAGCAACTCGACGAACTACACAACAAGACAGGCAAAAGCAAAAGTCGGATCGTCAGGGATGCAATCGACAAAGAACACAGAGAGGCCAACAAATGACAGACAAAAGCACGACAGATTCCGATAAAGTTGGGGAGTTTGTACGGATCAACAAACTGCATCCACATGCTAAGAACCCACGACACAACGATCATGCAGTTGAAGCGATCGCCAATTCGATCAAACGCTTCGGATTTACTAGCCCTATTGTAGCCAACAAGGATCACACGATTCTAGCGGGGCATACAAGATGGAAAGCGGCAAAGCAGATCGGCCTTGAGACTGTGCCTGTTGTATATGTCGATCTGTCGCCTGTGGATGCGGAATTGCTTATGATTGCCGATAATAAACTGGGAGAAAAAGCGGAATGGAATACGGATCAACTGTCTGACTTACTGACTGGATTGAGGGAAAAAGGTGAGGATCTTGAAATACTGGGCTTTGACGATGAGGAACTTAACGATCTACTTGCTGATCTTGATGATGATTCTGATCCTTTTGGAGATGGAGAAACGTCAGAGGATCAGGGATTTGACGAAATAGACAGCGATCTAGATTTTACATTGCTTAAGGGCAATTGTCTCGACAAGTTGAAAGAATTGCCAGATAATAGCATTGATGCCATTGTAACCGATCCGCCCTATGAACTCGGATTCATGGGCAAATCATGGGATAGCACAGGGATCGCGTATTCTGTCGAGTTGTGGAGCGAGTGCTTGCGAGTGTTAAAACATGGGGGGCATCTTGTAGCCTTTTCTGGATCTCGCACTGTCTTTCCTATGGGCGTTGCTATTGCTGAGGCAGGCTTTGAAGTTCGAGATATGATCAGTTGGATCTATACGAGCGGATTTCCTAAGAGTTTGGATATGTCAAAGGCGATTGATAAAACGAATACACTAGAGCCGAAAAGAAAAATGCAATTGCGTTTTACTGAATGGATGAGATCAACAGGATTGAAAGCAAAGCAGATCGATCAATACACTGATACAAATATGGGATCGCATTATCTTTCTAGTAAATCACAGCCCGCAATACCTACACGGGATCTATTTGAGAAGATGCGCCCACATATCCCGATCCCTATTCCTGATTGGGTCGAGGAATATGTAAATCATAGAACAGTCGAAAGTGAGAACATGAAAAAGCGCAAAGTTGTAGGCAAATATGAAAGCGATGCAGGCGGCTTTGTTGGACTAAGATTGGGCGACAAAGGCGGAAGCATAACAGCACCACACAGCCCACAAGCGCAACAATGGCAAGGATGGGGAACAGCATTAAAGCCCGCACAAGAGCCCGCAGTACTTGCAAGAAAGCCGATCGATTCTGATTGCTCAAGTATTGCAGAGAATGTCTTGAAATGGGGAACAGGGGCGATCAATATAGATGCTGCGCGCTTTGCTTATGGGGATGATTGCAACTTTGGCAACACTGACGAACTAGATCACGAGATCGGGCGATGGCCTGCAAACGTCTATCAATGCAAGAAGCCACAACGATCCGAGAAAGAGCAAGGGCTTGATCACTTGACAGGCAAGACAGGCGCAGAAGCAACACAACGCAAAGAAGGATCGGACGGCTTGAACAGTCCACGAGCGGGCGCAGGTCGCACTGCTGAAGACGTTAAAAACTTTCACCCAACAGTCAAGCCGATCAAACTCATGCGCTGGCTTTGTCGCTTGCTGACTCCACAAGGGGGCACAGTGCTCGATCCGTTTCTAGGCAGTGGCACAACAGCAGTATCGGCAATCTTAGAGGGCTTCAATGCAGTAGGATGCGAAATGACAGACGACTATTATCCAATCATTCAAGGGCGCGTCAACTGGGCAAAAGCAAAACGCAATAAGGAGATCCTAAATGGGCAGGAAAAGCAAACTGACGGATAAGGCCAAAAGGGAGATCCTACAAGTGATCTCTGTGGGTGGTTCGAAGTCCTTAGCGGCTAAACATGCAGGGATTAATTTAGTGACCCTGTTGAACTGGCTTAAGCGAGGCGAGCAGGCAAATAAGGGGATTTATCGCAATTTTTATTTAGAATTTCGACAAGCAGAAGCAAGGCCTGATATTTTGGCAATGGGGATCGTCCATCGTGCCGTCAAAGACGGAGACGTAGCAAGTGCAAGATGGTGGCTTGAGAAACGTGCAGGATGGGGGCAACGTGAGGAGCCACAAGTGCAGATCTCTATAACGCCCGAAAATATGAGCGTTACACAACTATTGCAGGAGGCGGAGTCAGTTAGTCAGAATCTAAAAGCGATCGCGCCTCCGATCATTGATTTAGACGAAGAATAAAAAAACTCTATAAAAATGTTGACACTGTGTATTTATGTTGTTAATCTGTATATAAGCAATGAGGCTTAAACAACAACAAAGCAACAACGGAGTCAATCATGACAACTTACAATTTACAAAATCACGGTGAAGTAACACTTAACAATGATGATTTGATTGAGCGTGCGATCAATGAAGTAGTAAAACAAGAGATCACAACCAAATCAAATATCAAAACTTGTTTTGTGATTGGTTGGACTGTTTATATTATTGAATATGATGGAACTGTTCATCAATCAAAAAATATTGATCGCTCATATTCTGAAATAAATGAATCATTCGGACACATTGGAAGATTTGCACTTAATGAAAGAATCGAAGAATTTAAACAAGCAATGATCATTTTTCATAATGTTACAAGTTTTGATCTTTCTCACTTCTAAACAATCAACAACACAGGGGGGCATTTGCCCCCCCTTATCATCAACGGAGATCAATATGATCGTAACATTAACAAACAAACAGCATCCTGATCGATCTGTGCAATTTCACTGGATCGATCTTGAGCATGACATTTACGAAGTAACACACGACACAACCTTAGAACATGAATTCATTGAGATCATGAATTCAAATGCCCACACTGGCGACAATCAGATCGACGGGTGGGATCAAGATTTCGATGCGGATACTTGGAAAAAGATAGCAGAAGAAGTCAGCCAGTCAGAGAGCAAGACAGTCGAGCAAGAGATCGAAGAGATTAAGCAAGACATGAAAAACGCAATCTTTAGCGCATACCTAGAACACGATCGCGACACAATGAAGCGGCTAGGATGGATCCTAGAAATCATCGAACTAGTACAACAACAACAAGCCCAAAAGGAGCAACAAAATGAGCAACGATAATCATAAAGAATACAACAGAGAAGATCAACGACAATGGGGGCGCACAATCCTAAGACTAAGAGAATCAGGCAGTTTTGCCGATCTATTGTGTGCAGAAATAGCACATTCAAAACTAACAGTCAGAGAGATAGCAGAACACTGCCAAACGTCAAGCGCATCGATCAACAAGTGGAAAGGGGGCGAAGTATATCCTGCAGTACATTTTCTTTGGAGGCTTGCAAAGATCCTGCATCCTGAGCACAACACAATAGGCGCATATATGATCTACACACAGAAGATCAATGCAGAAAGATAAGGGGGGCAACATGACAAAGTTTATCGCATTGAAATATACATTTTCAGAATCAAGCGGGGCAGTATTGATCAACGTTGATCAGATATCTAGTATTG